TTATATTTTAGTTAATAGAATATAATCATAAATTCGCGGGAATCAGAAGTCGTTGTCTGTGAATTAATTTTAATTAATTTTAATTTTAATTTGTTAAATATATCAGACTTTGAAATAGTAAAGAAATGGGTTATGACGGAGGATTTGAACTATCTGCCGAAGATATTTTGAATAACAAATGGGTTATTCTATTTTATTTTGCTGTATTACTTGTATTGATCGTACTTATTGTATGGTACTTTAAAACTATGACAAACAAATCTAGTGAACATTATTATGGATATGGTATGCCGAATTCTTATCAAGTTTTAGCCAGCGGACCTGATGTAAGATTTCAAGAATTTACCGGAACTAATCAGGGTGATACTCCTGTAAACATGGCTACCATCAAGCAAATGTATCCAGGTATTACCAAAGGAGCTGCTGAAAGAATGATGGCTATGAGAAAGAAGAAAGAGCGAATGACTGCATCCCAAGAACCCCCTGTTTTCTATGATATTTCTCAACAATTGGGAGAATATCAATATGCTTCTCAATTCAACTGTTCTGACGGTACTTCACCACTTCCGGTCAAAGATGCTTATGGAAACATGACTTATGCTTGTTCTGATGGAAGCACTCCCACTTCTGGAGGTTCTACTGGTCTTGATATGACCACCATTACTGGAGCTGATACTACTGGTTCTACTGGAACTGAATTTGCCACCGATTCACCAGGAACGGCCGTGCAAGAAGCATTGTTAATGAGACAATTGGGATATTAAAGTTTTTACTTAGCTGCTCCAAACTTAAAAAGTTAATTTTTTAATTTTTCACATAAATCATTTATGTAATATTTATTTACTTTTTGATTATTATTTTTTTATTGTATTATTATATAAACTGAAAATGTTCACTGCTGAAGCTAAAGTTTCTTATTTCGCGATATTGATTATTCTGATCTTTATAATTCTATGGTATTCCATGAAAATGTCCGCACCTTCTGAAAAATTAGAGGGAAATCAGATTTATACAGCTGGGGCTACTATGCGAGTACTCGGCCAACAATTCACTAGCACGGATCAAGGTGAAAATGATATTGTTTATAATGACGAGATTACCAAATGGAGTGACGTTAACGGAACCGAAAAATTTACCATGCCTTTTAAGAGTCGAGGGAAAAAAATGGATAGAAAAAAAAACGTGAAAGTTTAGTCAATGAGAGAGGTGAGCCGGATTTCTGGGAAATCAATAGTACTCTCAATGCTTACAAAGAAGAGCAAATTCCCGGTTATACAGCATAAATCTTTGGAGATTTGCGTTAAAGGCTTAAATTGCAATTTAGATTTTTTACTTTTTTGTATCAAACATGAAATTTTGGCTTGTAAAGATCCCGACCAGTAGATTTATAAATACAAATCATTATCTAGTTTAACAATAGAAACCCCATTTTCACATTTTAAGTAAATATTTTCTTTATCAAACTCATATGAAACTATATTCGAAACTAAAATTTCAAACATAATTGATTATGCAAAAAATAAATTTTAAATTTTCAAAAGAAAATATAAATTAAACTCAAAACCTTAAAATTTAATTTATATTTTTTTAAATATTTTAGTAATTTCTTCATCAGTCAAATAATGAAATTCTTTCATACCTTTTTTAATGCCAACACGATCTTTTTTAATTTTTGAGGGATTAGTGAGAAATCGATATTCAGCTCTTGCGAAATTAGGATCTTTCTCTTCTTTCAAACCAACTCGACGACTAGCATAAACTTCTTGAGATAATTTGTTTTTATGCGGAATGATTTTTAAATAATTATTTTCAAAGATTTTGAGATTATTCATTTTATCGACTAAATCAATGATAGTTTCAGCGCTGGTCATTTTCAAAATGTGATTGACCGTATTGCAAGGTCCTTCGATAACTTCATTTTCTGAAAGATTATAGATAGCGCGAATTAAAATTCCGCCATATTTTCCCTCAGCCCCAAAAGTAAAATCTAGTCCTTTGAAGGTCCCACCTTTGTAATTTTCACCATTAGCTTTAGCTTTGTGAAAGTACCACTCACTATTGCTAAGTTGTTGTTTATCTTTGTGAACAAAAGGATCTGGATGTCTCGAACTATTGAGATAGAATTCTATTTCATAAAATTGATAATTAAACCATTCTTTTTTATTAGGATTATAAATAGATAATAAATGACAATTTAAAATTTGCTCAGCCAAATCTACAAAATCTTCCGCTTCAATATTTGAAAGGTCCATTTTCTTTGTAATATCCACAGGGATGGAAAGAACAGATTTAATTTCTTTGATGATTATGATTAGTGTTTTAAGTTTAATTTTGGGATTTGAGTTAAAGTTTTTATTTAATTTCAAATTTTCCGGATTATATGGAATTTGGTATTGGTGCTTGGCTTATTTATTTAGCACTTTAGCGCTAATTGTCGGAATATTGATTAAAATCTTTAGATATTTTGAAATTAAAATTTATTTAAGGATTTCGTCTTACACTATCTTATTATCACAAAAAATATTAGGTGTGTTAACACTTCTTTTAACTGTTTGGGGTAGTTTGATTTATAAGTTTGTCCACGAGGATAAGGAAAATATTCTAGATTTGTGGAATTGGTTTATAATTACTTTTGTTCTTCAATTAATTATTTGGATAATACTGATTATATATTATTTTATAAAAATGTTTCTTGATAGTTTATAACTTTTGTAAAGAAAATTGAATATTATCTGAATAGTTTATAATCATTCAGATTATTAAAACAGCGCCCAAAGATTCAAAAGATGGAAATAAATAGATATATTCAGGAAAGGATTACTAATATTAGTTGGGGATCAAAAAATAATTATAGAAATGAAGTTATCCTAGAAATAACTAAAATTGTTTTCGACTATATTGAGAAAAATAACAAATCTAAACATCAAAGCTTTGGAACCATCGATGTTGATCAATATCCTTGGGAAATTATCAAGGAAGCCGCTGAATATTTAGCAAATGCTGGAATTAAAGTTGAATACGGAATGGAAAGTTATACTTTTAATTTTGTTTTTAACCCCGAAAAAACTGATACTTTTACTGGACAAAGAAAATTATTATATATTGATTTTAATAGAATGTTTGAAATGGATAAACTGTGATTAATTAAAGTTTGTATTTAAAAATTGAATTTCGTTTTTTAAATATTGTGTCAAAATTAAAAATGTCTGAAATCGAAAAATACATTCGCGAAAGAGTCGAAAATATCAAACAAATCACCAAACCGAATAATGAAAAAACAAAAAAAGATTGTATTTTGGAAGTTATTAAGTTAATTTTGGATCAAATTGAAACTCATGTTCGCGTTTATTACAATAATAAAGTTTATGTAGATATGATTATGTCTTCATATTCTGATGATATTATCGAAGAAGCTTGTACACATTTATATAAATTTGGGATCACGGCAAAACTCGGGAAGGAGAAATATGAAATGAAATATTTAGGGGATCCTTTAAAAAAAGTTTATGTTGGACATCGTCGAATAATAACCGTTGGTTCCAAACGCGATCGGATTATAGATGATGAGGAATTTTTAAAATTATCTGAGATAGCAAATGCTTTTCTTAAAGCTAACTTCGAGAATAATTTAGAAAAAAATATTGAAGAAATCAAAAGCGATGAAGAAAATAAAAATTGATTTTGAATCTATTTTTATAATTTATCGAAATATGACAGAGAGTAATATTTGTAAAATTGACTTGGAAATCGAAAAGTTTATTAAAACTAAAGTCGATCTTCAAAAATTTGAGAAAATTAGAGAATTGAGAATTATCGAAGCATCTAAAGAGTTGATTGAAAATATAATCAATGTCATTAACTTTACCGGTGGAAAATTTAATAAAAGTTATATTGTTGTAAGTGATATCTCTGATGAAGTTGTTGGATTAGTCTGTAAACATTTGGAAAAAATAGGAATAAAGACCGAAGATAAAATAGAATATACTTATCGTGTTATTCATGATCAGAAAATCAGACTTTATTCTACTAGAAAATTATATTTTGGCTTAGATCTTTCGAAAATAAAAAAATAATACTTTCACTTTCATTATTTATTTTAATTTTCATTTTTATCTTATTTTTTACCTAAAATTTTTAAATAAATGTTTTATCTTTGAAGTTGAGTCGAAGAGGTGTTTCGACTTTAAAGATAAGTTTCCCATTTAGTTAAACTCTGACTGTCATTGTTAAATCTATGAAATTCATTTTCTGCTACAACCCCAGAGCCTTTAATTTCTTGAGTTGGTTGATGACTTTGAAATCCACTGTAAGAATATTCACAATCAATAAATCCTAAAGTAGTAAATTTTGATATTTGATAACATTCAACACAACAAATTTGCTTTTCCTTTTCTTCCATAATATTAATTTCTCCATAACCTTTTGGAATAACAAAAGCCCCTCGAGATTTTTGAGTAACACATTTGGGATTAAGACAAGTTCCCATAAAATTAGTACCTGCTTTAACGGTTAAGTAAGATGGACCTTCTTCCGAAAGTTGTAAAATTTCTAATTTTTTCAAGTCACTAAATTCAAATCCACCACCACGCAATTGCAAAACCATATGAATTGTTGATTCATTTTGAATATTATAATCAGATAACTTAGCATTGTTATCTTCTAAAAGGCGTCCGGCAAAAATAATTCTTTGTTGGCTAACACCTACTTTTTCTCTTCGTTTGATTAATTTTTTACAATATTTAACAGTGGAATTTGGTTCCACTTCTAAAGTAATTGTACTACCAGTTAAAGTTTTGCAAAAGACTTTCATTCTTTGTAATTTTTTATTAATATTCAATTTTTAATATTTATATAAAACATAAATAAATAAAAAATAAATTGTGAATACTCAAAAGTTGAGTTCAAGATCTTCAATTCGCACGTGAAGTTCCGAAAACTTATCAGCTTTGGGGACTAAAGGGATTTGGTTGTTGTTTGACAGAATTATCTTGATAAATTTCAATAGTCAAGATGTTAGTTGGTAAAGTGATCAGATAAAATTTTCGAGTTTTTTCATCATCTCCTAAATATTTAGTTAAAACATCGAAAATGACCTCAGCTTTCCGATTCTAAATTTTTCGCTTGAAAAGACCATTTATCGCCGGATTTTTTATCTTTAGCTAAAATACACACTTCCTGATCTCGCAAACAAATCTCGAATTTCAGAAATTCATTTTGAAATTTAAATTTGTTCATCATCTTTTGTTAATTTATAGGATTTCTAAAAATTTCAAATTATGTTAAAAAATATAAAAATCAATTTTTAGTGAAACGTCTTTGATAAAATATATTAAAACATATTAAAATGATCTACACCAACATATTTGTAGATAGCATAATAATAATTGGTGAAATTATTTTTGTCAATAGCTTTGTAAGCTAGAAATTCAAAACCATATTTTTTGAAAATTTTGACCCATTCTTCTTTAGTTTTATAGTTGGCCCAATATTCATTGGCAAAATTATCATAAGTTTTACCGTCGAGTAATATTTCGCAAAAAGCATGTTCCAGTTTGAATAAATCTCTGTTTGTTCGATGATATTCGTAATCACCGAGATCATGCTCTCGAACAAAGATCATGGCGTTAGGTTTACAAACTCGAGATATCTCAGCTAACATTTTATCTAAATTTTTCATATGATGCAAAACTTGAAAAAGAGTGATAAAACTAAAACTTCTACTGGGGAAATCCAATACAGACCCATTACATTTTCTGAAAATGACATTTGATGTCAACATTTCTAAATCAACGATATCGGTGGCGAATATTTTTCCTTCTTCGAATCCCAAAGTAGTTCCCATCACTTCTGTTATGGATGTTTCGGAGGTACTTCCAATATCTAAATAATTTCCATACTTTGGCAACTCTTGCAATAATTCAAGATCCACAAAATCTAATAAATCTTGGACTCTTTTTTCACCTCTGGATGAGTTAATATTTTGCAAGTTTTCTTTTTTTGGAGGACGTGATTTATCCAATTTCAGAAAAATATTGAAGTATTCCTTATCAGTCAGCTTTTTATTGAGGAGATCGACTAATTCTTTATCATCGATGACATTTCTCATAAATTTTAGAATAAAATTTTTTAATCTATTTCTTAAGAAAATATTTTTCTCAGAATAACGATTTAATTCAAAGATCAAATAGGACATTTTGTTTTGTTTAATATATTAATCTTTATTTAATACCAATAAAACTACTTAATTTTAATCAAATTTTTGCAATTTCAATATAAAAAATAATTACGAAAATGTCATAAAATGGCTGATAAATCCGAAAAAAGATTATGGATTGATTTAGTGTTAAAATATCAAGCGAGTGATAAAAAGGAATGTCATAAAATATGGGCTGATATTAAAAATACCAATAAAGAAGATTTGCCCTATGTGGGATTTAGCTATCATTCTTATGATTCCGCAAAAAATGAATGTGAAGTCAAAGCAATGTTGCGATTAATCCCAGCCGAAATGCAAAGCCAATTTCGTAATTCAAATTAAATATTTATGTTGATAACTTTATTTCTAAATTATCTTAAAAATGTCTGATTCTATTAAAATATATATGGCTTATCAAGGAAAATCTAAAAATGAATGTTGGGAAATTTGGAATAAAATGGAACAAAACGAAACTCATGCGGATATTACCAAAATAGATTTTGAAAAAAGTACTCAAACATGTTTAGTTCAAGCTATTCTTGGTTTGCTTACTAAAAGAAATGTATGAAAAACAGATATCGGAGACTGGTTTCTTTTGCGCATATTTTTTTGATATTGAAATATAAAATAAATCGTAACATATAAGTTTGGAACAACTAATTAAAGATGATTACTGATGAAAATGGACAAATTCGCATGTTAAAATGTAGCGAATTATTAGAAAAACGAATTAAAGAAATGATGGAGAAAAATGAAACTTTTACTTTGAAAGATTTAGAAACAGATGCTTTGAATCGACAACCACACAGAATGGAGAATAATTTGGGAAATAGAGCTCATACTCCATCTTTAGTTTATAATCTTAAGTTAAAAATCAATAATAATTTTAGAATTTATAGATTAAATCTTGATCGTAGTGCCACATTTTTAAAAGAATTTAAAGATAAATTTTCCGCTGAAACATTTTGTCGAGAGGGACATTTGCATAATTTATGTTTTCAAGAAGAACATTTGTGGATGGATAATGGAATGAGATTTACTAGGTCCAAAGACGTCAAAAGTTTAATTATTGTTTCAGAAAATTATTTTGCAGTATATTCATATCTCGAAAATTGAGAAAAAATTGAAAAATAAAATTTAATATATCTTTGTAAAGGAATGTTTATGGAAATAGTTTCAAATTTGTTAATATTAGTATGGATTATGTTGGAAATTGGTTCAGGTTTGTATTGTTTGCTAAAATATCCTGATTATTTTAATAAAAAATATTATCTTTATTTTTGGCGTTTAATTGAAGTTGAGATCGCCATGGTTTATTTTACGTTAAATCCTTTTCGAATGTTTCATTGTGATAATTCAACACAATTTTCCTTAAAAAATCCTAAAAAAATAGCACGAATTATTAATTTGTCAGCAATGACTATTTGGGGAATTGTAATTTATATTGGAACAAAAAGTAATAATCCAGCTATTTATCCTGATGATTTGTGGTTTTGGTTTTTGATAGTTTCATTCATAAATTTTGCTAATTTAGTCATTAATCTTACCATAATATTTGTCAATTGTTTAATGCTTCGTCATCCAAGAATGGCTGATGGTGCGTGATCTTCACAAAAAATAATAAAATTTCACATCTTTTATTTTATTAATATTTTTTAATCAAATTGTTTTGTTTGAAACGTTTTTTTCAAAGTTATTCTCCTAAAATTAGATTATTGATTTTAGGATCACGAAAACGAATGGCTTTGGGTTGTTGAGGAAGAAAATCTTTGCTTAAAATAGAATAACCGATAGTTAGCATTTGGCCTTTAATCTTTTTTTCGAAAAAATCATCTTCCTGTAATTTGTCGAAAATTTTCTTGCGAGTTTCATAATCAATATTAGGCGTGACACTAAACTTTTTTCTTTCGTGGAGTGGAGGGATTTCATCTTTTTCTCCTAAATTTAATCTTTGAATAATTCCGCTATCATTTTCAGCACAAATCCAAATAACAACCCCCGCTTCTTTACCGATACCTTCTTTAAATTCCAGGACAGGCCATTCAGCATCTGGACGAGGTTTGATTTTTAAAGTTTGGTAAGATCTATTTTCCTTGTCGACATTCATTTCGTAAAATGAATCTAAATTTCGAATAACCCCACCTTCCATACTTTCTTCCAGAAAAATCTGATATTTATTGAGAAGTTCTTCTTTGCTTTCCACTTCATAGCTGGGAATTTGTTTAACATATCTGGTAATGGGTTTATTTTCATAATATACATCTAATTCTGTCATAATATCGTCCATTAAAGATTCTCTATCTCTAAAAGTATTTTCTGGATGATCAATATAAAAACAGTCAAAAATATTAAAATCTAACTTGATCGCATCACTTTTAATTTTGGAATCTAATTGTCGGCGACTGGATCCAGAAATATCCTGCAAACCATATCCTTTTTTCCATAACTCCCCTGTTAAATGCAGTCCGGGATATTTTATCAAAATAGGATATAATTCCAATAAAATATGATCTTGACCCTCATAAGACTCTCTTCCTCTAGAATATCCATCCATTTTCACTTTAACTTTTTTCTCAATTTTTCCATTTGTTTCATTAACTACTGATATTTCTAACTCCGGCAAATCCGGATGATAAACCACAATAAACATAGTCCCATCCAATTTAGGTTGTAGTTTACAAGGATATATGATATGTCTCCAATTTTTGGCTTTGTTAACATCATGTAAGGCCATGGCAAACACTCTCCAGGGCTTTTCCCCACGATGTGTTTCATTCATTAACTCTTCCATAGTAACAATTCTGCCTAAAGGATTTAATTGTTCTTTATCCAAGACATTTCCTTTTCTGATTCTCAGATTAAAATCACTTTTAGCATTGATAATAGCTTGGGTAAAAGGAGTAGTATAATTTTTTGATCGAATATTAGTACCTTCAGTGATATATTTTCTTTCTGAAATAATAGGGTTTTCTGTACCTTCAACACCCGATTCTGTCCAATAAGCTCCAGAATATCCTTTGGGTAGTTTTTTTCGATTAACAATATATTCATCGGTAACATCAATATATTTATCCGTCTCAGAATTTTCGATTCCCACAAAAAGATTCCAATAACGAAAATGTCCTTTTTTATCTAATGACCATAAAGTTGGAAAACATAAAACTCCATCAACTATTTCTGCTTTATCAACAAATTCCAAAACAGCTTGATGATTTTTTGGAATATCAGTCATTCTAACTTTTCATGAAATCGATATAAAATAATAAATATGTTTCAATTTTTTGTAATTTGATATGCTAATTTCTGCAAAATACTTATATAAAATTTTGTAAAAAATGATAGTACAAATAACTACTACTAAAATTTCCTGAAATAATGTCTGATAGTTTGATATTTGAGAATATTCCAATAACTGATGTAAATTTGATCATAATTCATTTATTGAAAAACTCTAAGATGTTCAGCGCGCAAACAGAAAAGATTAGAATTAATCAGTATTTACTTTCAATCTTTCAAAACGTGATTATTCATGATAATTTCGCCAATGAAAAATATGAACCAACCCCTGAAAATCAATATAAAATGATAGCTTTTGAAAATTTATCGGAATCTTTAAAAATAGCCGGAATGATGTATATTAAAGGAATGGATACACAATTTTGGAATCTAATTCTCGGAGATTTAGACCAAGATCCTAAAAATAAGAAAATTGCTGAAATTTTATTTACTACAGCTGAGGAAACATCTAAAAATAACCCGGCTAAACTTCCAATAATATGGGTTTTTACAGTAATTTGGAAATATTTCCAAATCAATGATTTTGCCTTGACTAACCATCAAATTTACGCAAAATTTGGCTTCGCAAATGAAACCGAAATTCCCGATGTATCTCCCATAAAAATATATCGCACAGATTATTGGGAAAATTCTGATTATTTTAATGTTGAACAAACTGGTGAAATAGATCTTGAAAAATTAAATGTCCCCAGTAATTTACAAATTTCTCGATCAGATAAAGATAAATATTGTATCAAAAATTTAGATTTAGGAGATGAACTAACACCCGCGAAATATAATTTTGATGAAGTATTATCTTTTAGTACTGCTCGATCAAAGAAAACTTTGCATTTATCTGATTTGGGAACTTTGCAGATAACTTGTCTTAATAAACCTAAGAAAAAATCTTATCTTTTACACTGTTGGTTAGGTTGCTCTAATGGTTTAAATGATTTGAGTAATTCAAACAAAGAATCGAAAAGATATCTTTTAAAAGCGCATAATACTAAGGAATTGGCTAATAAATCTTATGAATCTGATTTAATGATGAATAAACATTATTTTAATTATCCTTGGTCTGAAATATCAAATGTTATATGTATTGCTGAAAATATCGATAATAATAGAGTGATTGATAAAAAAACTTATTATACTATTTTACCAGCACCTCCTTATTCATTTAAATTTGATTATAGTTGGTGTTTGATCACGGTTTTTAATCAAGTTTCTTTATTAAATATTATCAAATATATCTTCGGAATACCTGATCGAATTGCCGAAAGTTGCCATGTTTATCCTATTTTAAAAGAAAATCAAATACAATATCGAATTTGTTCATATGATCACGGACCAATCTTAACAGAGTTAAAGGGGTCTTTACTTGTGAATTTTGCAAATTCTTCCACAAATACATCATTTGCATCAGAAACTCAGTGGTTGAGAAAAATGATTCAGGAAATTAATAAAAAATATTATACTCGCGCTTGTGAAATTCTTCAGTTGATATCAAACGTTTAAAATATCAACCAAAATATCAATTAAAGTCTTATAAGAAAAAGATATATTTAAAATGAGTAAAAAAATTGATAAAGAAGTTGAAAGAGGAATCGAAAAAATAATTGAGGTAATTAATGTAGGACCTATTTATATTTGCATTTCTTGCCATGCAATGTTAAAGGTGCCTCCAGAATGTATCGAAACAGTAGAACTTGAAGAAACTGATGAAGAAGGAGAAACTTATCTAGCTATAGAAGAAAGTTTTAACTGTCCGAATTGCAAAGAAGATAATGTTTTTACTGAGAGACTTGATGAAAATGCACCAGAAGATGAAGAGGAACCTGAGCCAGAACCAGAACCGCCTAAAAAGGAAAAAAAGACTAAGAATCATGAGGAGAAGAAGGAATCTAGAGAACATAAAGACAAAAAAGAAAAGAAAGAGAAGAAAGAAAAGAAGGAATCCAAAGAGCATAAAGAAAAGAAAGAACATAAAGAAAAGAAAGAACATAAAGAAAAGAAAGATCGCGAAAGAAAAAGTGATAAGCATAGGACCAAGGAAAAATAAAATTATTTCAAACGATTTTTGGGTTCTAGATAAGACATTCCCAAAATATCAAAAATATCTTTTTCATTTTTTAACAGCACTTTTTCCAAAATACCCCCAGCTTTTTTTAAATATAATCCATGATGATTCAATAAATATCCTTGTCTTTTGGCAGTGGCTCTCATTCTAATGTTGAAAGTACCACTACCTGTTGCGAATAACATTGCAAAAACATAATCTTCCAAATTTGATAGAAAAATATCTATTTTGACATATACTTGATAATTTTTGTTTATCTCAAGTTTGTTCAAATCAGATTTAGATAAATCTACTTTAATTAAGGTAGCAATTTTATCGGATCCTTTAGCGAAAGGTTCACAAAACTGAATAATTTGACTATTTTGATTAATTTTTTCTTTGAAATTATCCCAAGTTATTTGCGATAAAACCATATCAATGTCTCCGCTAGTAGATTTTCCGCGAATATATGATCCAGCCAAGTCGAACTTTATTTTTTTTTTAAATAATTCTGAAGAGAAAATTCTTTGTAATTCTTTATCAATCAAAGAAATGATCGGCCGAGGAATTACTCGTAATGGTTGCATTTTTAGATCAGTTTTAGTAGCTTCTGGTAATTCTTCAAAGATTTCTTTTTTCAGTAATATTTTTCGCAAATCCTTCAAAGTGTATTCATCATTTTTAACTTTTGTGGAATCTACTAATTTCAGCTCTAATAGCCTCGATAATAATTTTTTAGCTTGAATTGCACCTATATTGTAAAAATAAGTCAGCTTTTCCTCCATTTTGATTATATCTTCGTTCATATTTTAATAAAAATCCAAAATCAAAAAACGTAAAAAACGCAAAAAATGAAATCTTTTTAATGATTATTTGAAATAATTCTTTTATCTGGTCAATAATGCTTTCACAGGGATATTTTTGTTTGTATGTTAAGAATGAATGTTTTTTGGCAAGTAATTATGATGTGAATATGATTACTTGCTTGAATGGGTTAGTTTTTCATTTGTCTGGAGATAAAAACTATTTCGATGAAAATAAACTAAAATTAACAGCTAATATTCCGATGCCTAAAGAAACGGAAGTAAATTTACATAACTCAGATTTTATTGAAAAACATTTCAGACATTTTTACAAAAAATCCATTAGTTTTGCATACGGAGAGATTCATATTTTTAGTTTTGAACATGGATCTTTAAATAAACGTCGTCGATATTAATCGCAAAAAAATAAACATTTCATAAGTTATTTTTTGTAAATTTAGGTGAACACTTCTTCAAGAGGATCTTCGGCTTCATAAGCATTGGGATCAACACCTTCCGTAATGTCCTTTTTAATTATTTCATCAAATTGATCTTTTTTAACAGCCTTGATTTCACTTCCTGGTTCCTGATATTCTTCGTAGACTCCTCCGTTTTCTGGTTCTGGCTCCTCAATGGTTATTCCCCCAGCAAATGATTCTCTTTCTTCGCGAGAAAATACTTTAGTAGCGATAGGTTTGAAACCTTTGGAAGCTTTAACAACTAAAAGTGTAGCCTTGGAAGGTAAACCAATACCCATTGCACTAACATTTCCAGATGACATACAATCAACTCCAGAAACACAAGATCCTGGCAAAATTACTTTACCAATATTTTCATAAGTCAAATCGAATATTTCTCCTTTGAATTCAAATTTTAATGGATCGTAATCCATTTCGTTCGGATCATATCTTGGATCATTTTCCTTAATTTTTTTATTAGCATCGTAAATCTCACATTTGGGAATATCCGTTGGTAAAATAGTTCTTTGTCCACTTTTTTGTTCTTTTTTATTACTTTCTTCTTCTCCAAAAGGAATTGATAAACGAACAATCGGTTCAGGTAATTCAACTTCTTTAGTGGGAGTTTCCTTTCTCATAAATTGCACTGAAGTAGTAATCGGTTTATTAACTATTTCACCTTTAGTGATAGCTTCAGTAATAATAGCTTTGAAAGCTCTAGCAATAGCTATTTTAGCTTTACCATATTCCTCCGCTCGCATAATCGCAACACCTTTAGCATCTTTTCTTCCGGTATTAATCATAAATTTAGAGGAACCTTTGAAAACTAATTGAACTCCGGGGAATTTTCTTTTAGGATCATCTGGTCCCAAAATTTTAGAAATTGTGTTTATATTCATAAATTTGATATTGCAAGGAATGTAATCCCAAACTTCGGCTGAGCGTTTTTTCAAAATTTCAACTTCGAAATACATTACTTTTCCAACACTTCTAGCGCTGGATATTTTAACATTCAAAGCTTTAGTTCCTAAAACATCTTTAGGATCTTTTTTTTTAGCAAATTCAAATGCTTCCAAAACTTGACTTGGCATAATTGTTTCAATTTCCGACATTTTAAATTGATTTTGATATAGTCGTTAAAATTTAATAATCAATAAATCTAATTTCAATTTTCACTAAATTATAAAAAAATATAAAATTTAAATTTTAAATAATAAATTTATAATCCAATGTCACGTACACCTCGGCATGAAATAGATTGTCCGCGACAACAATATTTATCTATTTGTAAAGCTTTAAAGATAGGAATTAAATTATTATCCGCATTGGGATCAATAAATTTTTTATCAACATGAACTTCATCGCGCTTACTAGTTTTCCAAATTTCTTCCATATATCTAAAAGCTTCAAAATATGCTCCAAACATAAATCCGCAATCCAAACAAGGCACCGCTTCCATTTTATAACTTCAGAAAAATAAATTTGAAAAAAGAAATTCAATTTTCTATCTTCATTTGTCTCTTTTATTTTTTATTCTCGATTTTATTTCTTTACTTATTTTGATATTTTTATTTATCTTTTATTTTATTCCTAGTTTTTTTGGTTTTTTCTTATTTTTTTTTTGTAAATTGCTCCCAGCAATTAAATTTGTTTCAACAAATTTAGTTATAAAGTGGGATATTTACCATCGTGAGCTTTTAAATAGGCCTTGAGCTCGTTGACAGTATTTTCTGAAAGAGAAATATCGGAATTATCATATCCTTGAAGTTCATCAGCAATCTCACCGTTGACATTGATTATTTCCTTAGAATAAAGGTCCAAAGATTCATTACCACCGCGAATAACTCTATCACTGGCCTCACCGGAGAATTCGTCACGATTGGATGTGGGAAAATGAAGGCCAAATTCTCTCCAAAATTCATTGGATTGATAAACATCATTAATATCTAAACGTGGTCTAAAAATCATAGACATCTTGGGATTTCCAAGCTTACCGATGCATTTCAAGTTATTGAAAAGTTCTAAATAAGCCTCAGCACGATCTTTTCTTCCCTTATCCCAATTAGGAGTTGAGGATCTTATCTTTCGAATACATCGATAAATCATAAATTTGTGTTCATCCAACGCTAAATGCATTCCGGGATTAGCTCGGAAAATACTGGCTAAAACAGCTGGGTAAACAGGTCCGTCATAATAAACTTTACCTTCGTAAACTAATTTGTTGGTTTCATCTGATTCTTTATACGCTTGAATAATTTTTTCATTCAATTTAATAATTCGACTTTGAACATCTTCTCTCAAATCAAAACTAGCTTGAATAATCTTACTTAATTCTTCGGAGTTGAGTACTCCTGCAGGATCTGAAGAAACAGTCTTACTGAAAAATTCCGAAACAGTTGTAACATTGTTGTTAATATCTGTTCCCATCTGATAAGCTTCAAAAATTTGAGTGGGTGAGAAAATATCGAAAGCTTGAAACAATAAATAAAAATCAATAACTGGGTGCTTAGTCAAAAGAGATCTTGCTTTTAAATATTCTTCCGTAAAATTACTGTTGGATTCCAAAACTCTCAAAATCCTGGTCACAGCATTCAGCATTGGCGATTTGTATCCTCCTTCTCCAGGAGTTCCATTAGCTACAGCCAATATCTCGTCTTGAACAATTTTATCAACTATCATTCCTAATTTGTGTTCACATCCTCCTTCGACTTTCGGAGCTTTTTTTCCAAAAGGTTTGGCGTATTTGTATGTGGATTTCGGAGCATCCTTATATTTTACCTCACCTTTCAATTTCCAAACAGCTAAATTACCTCTTTGAGAATTTCCTTGGCGCTCAAAAGGTTTGAAATCAGTATCCAATTCTAATTCACCATCATCAATCATAACTTTATTTCCAGAAACACCTTTGAAAATTATTTTTCTTCCTAACAAATTCGGAATATCATCTTGTCTCTCAGAAAAATCTGATGGTTTTTCATATAAATCTGGCAAAATCAATGAACTTAACATATCAGTAGCTTCCTCAGGATTTTTTGATTTAATAGCTTTTTCTATTTTTTCAATATATTTAGTATCTGGTCTTAAAAACGTAATAGCACCACTTCTTTTAGGTAGAAGTGATCCATGCATAGCTGTGCGATTAAATAATTTAGCAACTTTTTCATGCTTATCTTCTAAATAATCTATGATTCTGGGATATTTTTGCATATCATTACCCGATCCTACTTTATTTTTCTTGTTATACATGATAATATTAAAAAATTCTAATAACTATATGATATATATAATAAAAATTGAAATTTAAATTATTAATAATTAATATTTGAAAATTAAAAGCAAATAAAATATAATTGCCTTTTTATTTATATTTATCTTCGCAAAAAATAAATATAAATAAAAAGAAATTTCATGGAACATGACCGAAGAATTTGTTATGTTAAAGTCATTGTCAATCCCCATGGTGAAAAATCATCTTCCTTACGTTTCTGTGAAAAACAAGCTAATCTTAAGATAGTTTTAACGAGTGTGTCTGATTTAAATAACGTTGTCGCCGATCTCAAAAAGCAGATTATTTTGAAAAACAGTTTTGAAGTTCAGTGGAATTGGAAAAATATTCCCAAAGAAATAAAAGAAAATCAATATTTTCAAAACGAAATTATCGAATTCTTCAATCGGAATATTCGCGTTCAACCATCATTTCACGAATCTTTTGTT